TTACACTAGATGCAGAAAACCCATATGATTTATTTGATACTGGCAGGGGTGCATTAGTATTTGATTCAGCTAAAGCACCATTTGACGGAACAGAACAGCTTCATGCTTTTCATAGGGTGCAAATTGCAACATCAATAACATCATTAGACGATTGCACAACCTTTTCAGATATATCACAATCAGCAACATTTAAATTTAAATTTGCAAAGTTTAGATTAAAATTGACAAATGACGATAATCAAACATCTAGTAATGTTAAGCAAATTGATGTAAAACTTAATATGGAAGAAAGAACATTTTCCGAAAATGATGTGGCAACATCTAGTGGGAGTAAAAATATAACTTATACAAACCCATTTTATGGAGTACCTGCTATAGGGATTTCAGCACAAAACATGGCAACTGGAGATTTTTTTACTATAAGTTCAAAAACAGTAAATGGCTTTACAATAGCTTTTAAAAACTCAAGTGATAGTGCAGTAGATCGAACATTTGATTATATTGCAAAAGGTTATGGGTTGCAAAGTTAACAAAATAAGGATATAAAAAATTATGGCACAAGTATCAGATGTAAGTTTAGCAAATCAGGGTTTTAGTTCTTTTAGAACAGAATTAAATAATATTTTAACTGCCCTTAATACTTCCCACATTGGCAGTTCAGCACCCAGTTCTGTTGCTACTGGTACAATGTGGGTTGATAATGCCACAAGTGGAGTTTTAAAAGTTAAAATAAATGATGGTTCAGATAATGTTGAATTATTTCAAATTAATATAAGCAGTAATGCAATCACCAGTCAAATGAGTGTAACTGGTACAATATCAGAAACAGACCCAAATGCTTTACCACTAGCGATTGCATTGGGATAGGAGTTATAAATGGCAAATACTTTTAAAGTTAAAACAAATGGAGCAATGCCTACGAGTGCAGGAACACCATTAACACTTTATACAGCACCCAATTCAACTACCACAGTTATTATTGGATTATTACTTTGTAACATTCACACAACAGCAGTTACAGTAGATGTACAATTAGTTTCAGATACAAGCGACACAGAAACAAATGAAACAGTTCTATTAGCAAAAGATGTAAGTATTCCAGTTGGCTCGACATTAGAACTTCTTACTGGTGGAAAAGTCGTGGTACAAGCCACAGATATAATCAAAATAGATTGCTCGGTAACAGCAAAAATTGATGCAACATTAAGTATATTAGAAATTACATAGGTGAAAACATGGGATTTATCGGAGTACAACCAACATCAATACCATTAACATCATCAGATATAACAGATGGTATTATATCTACTGCTAAGATTGCTGATAATGCAGTAACTTCGGCAAAGATTCCTGCTAGTGCTATAACTGGTAATTTTCCAACTGGAAGTGTTTTACAAACAATAACTGCTCATTCAAATGCACATACTGAATCAGCTTCTCATAAATTTGGTGTAAATGAAATTGTTTGCCTTACTGCGAACATTACACCATCTGCAACAAATAGCAAAATTCTTATCATGGGTTTTTTACAAGTGTCAACAAGCATGAGTGGTACAGTAGAGCATTACGGCACTAAACTTTTTAATGGTTCTACAGAAATAGGAAAAGGAGATACAACCCAAAGTAGTTTTGGAAGTAGCAATACTGAAATGCATTCAAGCACAAGAGGAGATGGAAGCACTTATGCAGGTTCAAACTGTATACCTTTTCACTTTACAGATTCACCAACCACGACTTCGCAAGTAACATATAATATTAAAGGATATGCTAGTAAAAGCACCGATACTGGCACATTTTATTTGAATAGAGGTGGGTATAATTATAACAGTCTTGAGGGGCAAACTGCCACGTCTAATTTAACATTAATGGAGATTAAAGGCTAATGTCAGATGTTGATTTAAGTATGTTAAGGCAATTAAGAAATAATCTATTACAAGAAAGCGATTGGATTGTTACAAATTCATTAGAATTAAGTTTAACTATACCTCAAGATTGGAAAACATATCGTCAAAAACTTAGAGATATAACTAAGACTTACAAATCAATTAAAGATGATGGGTTTGCATTTCCAACGAAACCAAAGGGTTAGAATATGGCATATATAGGCAAAACACCTGCTCAGGGAAATTTCGTTAAATTAGATGCAATAAGTTGTACTAGCACTAATACATATAACCTTACAAGTGATTCAGTTGCTTTTGTACCAGAATCAGCATTACACATGATGGTTAGTCTTAATGGAGTATTACAAGCACCTTTAACATCTTTTTCTATATCTGGTTCAACAATAACTTTTCTACCCTCTAGTGGCACTTTATCTTCAAGCGATACAATAGATTTTATTTTAGTTTTAGGGAATGTTTTAGATATAGGAACACCAAGCGATAGCACAGTAACAAATGCCAAGACAAACTTTGTTTCAACTTCATCAAGTGCAGGATTACAAATCAAAGGCGATAATACAACTGCAGGAACTTTACAATTAAATTGTGAGCAAAACAGTCATGGAATTAAATTACAATCCCCTGCACATTCAGCAAATCAAAGTTATACATTAAAGTTTCCAACTGGTAATGTAACTGCTGATAAATTTTTAAAAGTGGCGAGTATTACTGGCTCTGGAACAACTGGTGTTGGTCAATTATCTTTTGCAGATGCAGGTGGATTAGTATTATTACAAACAGTAACAGCATCTTCTGATTCTACTGTTGATGTAGGTAGTTCTAGTTTATTTACGTCTACCTATAAAGTTTATCAAATACATTTAATAAACGTACACCCCTCTAATAATGGTGCTCATTTTGCTTGTAAAATGGGAACTGGTGGTTCAATAATATCTACTGGTTATGAATATGTAAGAGACCAAGTTACACATGGTGGTAGTACAATTAGAGGTGCAGATACTGCAGGTACTGTTGACTTAGCAGAATCTATAGGTTCAGAAGATAATGAGTGTATGCACCAAGTACATACACTTTACAATCCTGCAGGCACAACTTTTAGAAAGCTAGTTAATTTTTATGGTTCTAGTGTTGATTTAACTCCTAACTTTGCAATGAATAATGGAATTTATGGAAACGAAAGTTTTGTCACAGCTATAGATAGAATACAATTTTACTTCACAACTGGCACAATACAGTCTGGTACTTTTAAATTATATGGAGTTAAATAATGGCTAGATTTCATAATCAAGGTGGTACAAGAGTACAGTTTACAGCAAAAGAAGAAACTGCAAGAGATGCTGAAGAAAAAGCATGGACAGATGGACAAGCTGATAGAGATTTAGCAAAACTAAGAACTGAAAGAAATAGATTATTAGCTGAAACAGATTGGTGGGCATCATCAGATTTAACAATGACAGATGCACAAAAAAAGTATCGTCAAGATTTACGAGATTTAACAAAAACTTTTTCTAGTTTATCAGACAAAGATTTTGCATTTCCAACAAAGCCAACGGAGTAATTTATGCCATTAACAAAACTAAACTCAGCAAGTGTCATTGAACGTCTTCCAGTTGGGAGTGTGATACAGACTAATACAGAACTCACAATAGCAACATTAAGTAACGTAACACTTCTAGGTCAATCTTCTGCATTAACTGCAAGTTCTGGAAATCTCTGGCATACTTGTGCTTCTTTTACACCTAAGTTTTCTAATTCAAAACTCCTATTTCAAACCAGTACTATATCTGCACATGAAAATTCAAATACTGGTGCTGGTCATTTTGCATTAGTAACAGATGGGAGTTCTGTATTTGCAAGAGCATCTTCATTAGTTAGTTATACAAATTGGGTAGGGGGTCTTAATTCAAGTTTTATAGCTTTTAACCATTCTTTTGACAGTTGGGGAACTTCTGCAAAACAATTACAGATTAGATTTGGTGTTCAGTATAGTAGCAATGGAACAAATCAGCATGTCAACACACCATCTTCTGATGCTTATTGTGATTCAACTACTAAGTCTATTGGAATTACTATAACGGAAATTAAGCAGTAATGGTCAAAGCATCTGAAGTAAAAGCACAGATAGACACACATGAGGCAGTATGTGCTGAGAGGTGGAAAGAGACTATCCTTAGAATAAAACGTATCGAACATATAATGATTGGTACTAGTGGTACTGCTATTGTTTTACTCATAGGTTTACTAGTGAGGTAGCTTAATGGAAATTGTTACAGCTACCTTAACTGGCATTGCCCTCATAAAAAAATCAGTAGACTTCATAAAAGAAAATATTAATACAGTTCAAGATATTTCTGGAATAGCCAAGCAAATTGATGGGTTTTTTTTAGGTGAAGAACAAATGAATAAAGGGCAGGGGAAAGGTATGTCTATTGCTGAACAATTTGGTTCGGTTGAAAAGTCAGCAGATGATTTTATTAATAGAAAATTATTAGAAGAAAAAAGACAAGAATTAAAGTTCATAATAAATATGCGATTTGGTGCGACAGCTTGGGAAGAAATAATTGCAGAAAGAGCCAATAGAATAAATGAAGCAAAAGAAGCACAAAATCAAGCAAGAATTCAAGCTAGAAAACAACAAGAAGAAATAATGGATATACTCAAATGGGGTGCTTATGCTTTTATTGGTATTGGTATAATGATGGGTTTATTAGTTATTGGAGTTAAAGCATATGCAAAAGGCAAGATTTATAATGCACCTAAAGATTATACCAGAAATCAAAAATTAAATAATGGTACAATAATTCCACCTACTATGACAACTTGCAGATTAAAAAAAATGAAAGTTTTTAAAAATAAATTGGCTTGCATTTATATTGGAGCAAATAAAACATATGAGATGGAATTTACAGATGTTCATATAGGTTGTCCGAGAAACTATAAATGTGTTTTAAAT